TAGTTCAAATGAATTAACTATTGGAGTTAATGACGTGGATAGAGAAGCCAATTTTATATGTGAGGCAATAGAAAATGATAGTGTCATTGCTCGAAATTCAATCGTAATTAAAGACTTTATCGTTAATAAATCAATTGGAGCAACACCACCATCGAATCCATCACCAGGAGATTTGTGGACGGATACAAGTGACTCGAGCAAAGATGTCCCTAAAATCTTTACAAACGGGAAATGGCAACCGGTTCTAAATAAAGATGATGAAGAAGTCAAACGGCTGCAGAAAGAGTTCGAAGAGAGAACTCGAGAACAAGCCAATCAGTATACGGCTGTAATGGAAATAATCAACAAAAATGAAATTACAGAAGATACAATTCGTGATTTAACTGGCCGTTTCAGCAACATGGAAGAATCGTACAAACGATTATTAGAGACGGCTGATAAAATCGAGGGGATTGGGCAAAGGACAAAAGTTGTAGAGCTTAATATGGAACAATCTCAAGTGCTCCTTAATGCTATATCAACATATTTTAGCTATTCAGAAGACGGATTACTTGTTGGTAAGAATGGTCAAAAAATGCAATTAAGAATTACAAATGAGCGCATGGAATTTATCGACAGCGGTCGAGTTGTTGCTTATGTTTCAGGGCAACAACTAAATATTGTATCTGGTACATTCTGGAATACAATCACGATTGCAAACCACATTTTCGAACGGTTTAACAATGAGTTCACGACAATATCGTATGTAGGAGGTGTAAATAATGGCTAGAATATCTAAAACAACAAATAGCGGATACGTCAGGTTGGTTTTAGAAGTTAACGAAACAAGTACTAATATTCAAGCCAACACTTCCACAATCTCATGGCAACTATGGTTGGAGAGAGCGAGTACATGGGTATTTGATTTGAACAACGAATCTTTAGCAGAAGTCGAAATCAATGGCCAATCAACTCTCAGTAAGTACGTTAGTTATGATTTGAGAAATTCTCAGTGGGTTACATTTGGAAGTGGAACCATGACAATTCCTCATAACGAAGACGGAACCAAGAGTATTACTATTTGGGCAAGATTAACAAACATCGCAGACCAAGGTAACATCAACTGGTTTAGCGGTACTGTTAATCTATCAAACATCCCTAGATCGAGCGGAATCAAATCTGTCACAGAAACAGAATTAGGGCAACAAATCACAATTAACATTGATAAGAAAGTTGCAGACTTTAGGCATCAAGTATGGTGGCGAGTAAATGGAAGCGACTGGGTAGACCTTGGTAAAGGTCACGACACAAGTGTTCAAATTACAGTGCCAATCGAGTATGCTAATAGGATTACAAACAGCACTACCGGTTCACTAGATGTGTCTGTAAGGACTTTCCAAGGAGATACCAAGATTGGTGTTGATGTAGACAAGTACAACGTACCAATTAAAGTTCCGGAAAGCATTGTTCCAACGATTGCTGCACTCACATCTTCAGAGCAAACAAATGAATTATCAGAAGTTATTCCTCAAGGATACTTCATTAAAGATAAATCAATAATAAGATTGGCAATTGATGGAGCAAGTGGTGCATACGGTTCAACAATCGTATCTAGCGAAGTAGCTCTGGATAATTTAATTGTACGCGCAGCACAAGGAGATTTTCCTGCAAACAAAACAGGAGAATTAACTGCTACAGCAAAAATCACAGACTCGCGTGGAAGAACAGCAACTACATCAATTCAAGTGAATGTACTTAATTACTACGCTCCTAAAATTTTAGGATTCTTAGCTAATCGTGCTGGTAATGGTACTAATAAGACTATTATAGCAACCGTATTAGCGAATGTTTGCCCTGTGGTTATTAACGGGGTTGATAAGAATTCTTATTCAATTAAAATTCAGTATTCTGAGAAGAAAGCCAATCGATGGTTAGATGCTGTTTCGTATACAGACCAAACAATAGAACGGTTAAGCAGGCAAATAGACTGCGGAGCCTTCTACGATTTAACTAAGTCCTATGACTTGAAATTGATTGTTAAGGATAAGTTAAGCAAAGGAGCAGACTCTACAATTACAGTACGGTCATCTTCTGTATTAGCTGTAATGGGTGATGGAAGATGGGCATTCGGTGGATTCCCTGAATTAAAAGGACATCTTGAATCATTCTATCCAGTAGCAGTACACAATACGCTTAATGCTGAAGAAGGGTTACTATCTCGTGGAAACCCAATCCAAGAATTTTTATTAACCTCAAGAGATGGCAAATCAATTAAATTTACGGGTGATCTAAACAATTTGAAAACTGCTGGAAGCTATCACGCTTTTGGAGTGCAAAACAATCCAGTTGGCGCTAATAACTACGGCTATTTGAATGTGATTACTCACAGCACAGATAATGGATACTGCGTCCAGTTCTATGTTCCGTATAATGCAGATCAAATATATATGCGCAGAAGTGATGCTAACCGTTGGAGTGACTGGTTGAAAGTGGCGATGTTTGAAAAAGATTTTGGTTGGAAAAAAGCTAATCTTCAGAACGGATGGCAACATTATGTAACGTATGGAGAAGTTCAATATTCAAAATCAATAGACGGAATAGTTTATTTAAAAGGCACAGGGCGTTCCGGTTCTAGTGTAAGAGATACTGTTATTTTTGAATTGCCAATTGGATTTAGACCAAGTAATTCATTATTTATAAAAGCCCTTAACGATGATTTTGGACTAGCAATTTTGCAAATTGGAAGCGATGGTCGTGTAATCGTTAAGAAAAATGTTGATTCTACATGGCTTAATTTAGACAATATTAGTTTTAAAATTTAAGGAGGAACATTATGGAATTAGAACAAATTAAGAAC